ACACTGGGCAAGAGACAGAGCGATCGACTTTGGTGTAAGAAATCCTTTTGCCTGTCTGTTCTTTGCACACGATGAGCGTGAGGACGTCTTGCACGTATATAGAGAATACTATCAAACAGAAAAGACGAGCCTTGAAAATGGCAGGGCATTGAACAATATACAAAGGCGATACAATGAGGATTATCGCTGGACAGTTGCCGATCCTGAATCTAGAGACGGGCGGATCACGCTACAAAGAGAATGCGGGATCAATAATCACCCAGCCCCAAAACATTTGGGAGTTGTTGAGACGATTAATTGGGTTAAGGAGCGGCTTGCACTTGATGCAGCGGGCAAGCCTCACCTTGTCATACATGACAACTGTAAAGCGCTGATCAGAGAGTTCAGGCTGTACAGGTGGGCAAAGAGTGAGAAAGGCGACAGACCACAAAAAGCAAATGATCACGCCCTTGACGCTCTACGCTATCAAATCTCTTTTCTGAAGCGCTGGCAAATGCACCAATAAAGGATCGAGCAATGGAACAGAGAAAATTTGCATTATGGCTAAAGGGAATCATGAACCGCAACGACATCACGATCGAGCAACTGGCAGATCGGGCGGGCGTATCTCGAAAAGATGTACGCAACTGGATCAGGGGTCGGAGTATCCCGAAAACTGCGTACTTTGTCTTTCTTCTTAAGGCTCTTAGCCAGTTAACAGAGTGCGAAGAAGAGATCCTTTATACAAATGCAAGCAGGGCAATATTGCGGGATTCATAAAATAAATTAAAAAAAGTGTATAAAGTTGTTGACATTCTGTAAATATGTTGTTATTATATAAGTATAACAAACAACAACGGAGCACAAAATGTTTTACATAGTAGAAATCACAGTCAACGAATACAATACTTTCTTTATCTCGGTTAATGGTGAAAATGTAGCCGATAGCAGCACAATCAACAGAGTTAGAGGATTTTGGAACAGCAAGACAAAGCAATACACAGATGCAAAGAAGTTCACAAAAAAGAACATCAAAAAGAATCCTATGATCGTTTTGCCTTTGCTTTCTGAAACTGGGATCGATACAACTTGCGGATCTTGGTCAGTTGTAGAAAAAATTTAAATAATCAACAAATCAAGGGGGCAATCGCTCCCCTTTTCTTTTTTTTAAAAAGTTGTATAAAATTGTTGACATTGTATAAATATATTGTTATTATATAAGTATAACAAACAACAACGGAGCATGTTATGAACTCAATCAACACACAAACAACTCGCCAGTATCACACATTAGCACCAAACTCTTTAAAGTTTCGCCGTAAAACTTACAAAGGCGTGAGAGGAATGTTTGACGATAAAACAAATACTGTATTCTTTAAGCATGAAGGAAGAAAGCAGCGCGGCGCATTTATGAAGGATCAAGTATCAATCATTGTAAAATACGACAGTGGATCAGATACTTACACAATCACAGCAAAGCACTTCGACGGCTTGACACTTGATAGCACAGAAATCTTTTCTTATGACGGCATGATGTGGGATCAGTTTGCAGACATTCAAAATTACCTTACACACAACGCATAAAAAATAAGGGGGCAATCGCCCCCCCTTTTCAACAACGGAGTAAAATGATAGTATGTATTTGGTTGGATTGAGGGATCCGATCAATGTTCTTTGAAGGGTCGCAATTGGGGACATGTTGCGATCCTTTTTGATTTTTTTTGAAGAAATTTGCATAAATATGTTGACAGTCTGTAAATATATTGTTATTATATAAGTATAGTCAACAACACAACAACGGAGTACAAAATGACTATCATTAGAGCACTACTAAAATACAACATCGCACTCGAAAACCTTGCAAATACTGATAAAAATGATTGGACTGCTGTCAAGGTTGCAACCGATAAAGTCAATCGTGCAAAATGCGAATTGCAAGCCGCACGATTAGGCTTGCGATAATCAACAATACATAACAAGCAAGGGGAGCCGCAAGGCTCCTTTTGTCGTTTTAGAAATTCATAGCCGTGTCAATACTCACATAAATCTGATATATTGCACTCATTGACAGGAGATCGCATGACTCAACAGAAACAACCGCCCGCCCCTTCTAACTGGCTGACTCGCTTTGTACCCTCTTTTATTGCTCGTGCTTTTGGGCAAGTTGAGACAAATCCGCAAGTGCCTGAGCATGGCGCATCTTGGAGCACTGGCAACGGCGTAACGCCTGTATTTAGCCCTCGTCAATCTATGGCTGTATTTGGCAAACATGCCTACACTCACGCCTGTGTAACACGTGCCAGTCAAGATATAGCAGCGTTGCCCATTAAACTCCTGAGAGGGCAAGGTGAGCAACAAACAGAGATAGACGATCATGAAGTGCTTGATCTATTTCGCCAGCCGTCAAGCATTACGGACGGGTATTTATTCAGGGAGCAATTTATTGTTGATTTGATGATGACGGGCAACGTTTACACGCTCATAGTAGGAGATCCAAAGAATCCGACAAGCCTTTATAGATTGCATCCTGAAAACGTGCGCATTATTCCTGACCCTGTGAAAATGATACAGGGATATGAATACAGCGACGGCGGATCAACTGTTGTATATCCTCCTGAGCGTGTTCTGCATATCCGCAACGCAAGCTGGGACAATCAAAGTGCTGGCGAATTGTACGGATCGGGAATCGTTGAGGCATTGAACGAAGAGATCACAGCTGACATTAACGCGCAACGCATGGCAAGCAGTGTAAGCAAACAAGGGCGTCCCGATGTACTCCTATCGCCTATCGATCCCGCTGATATATGGGACAGGCGAAGACGACAGGAGATCATGCAAGCATACAAGCAAATGACAGAGCACGGCGGCGCTATGGCTCTCAGTGGACAGATCAAAGTTGAAACGCTGAATCTATCCCCGCGCGATCTTGAGTTTCAAGCACTGCGGGAAATGGTACGGCAAAACATCAGCGCTGTGTGTGGCGTACCGTCAACAGTGCTCGGCTTGCCTGATGCAAACTATGCCACAGCTCGACAAGCGACAATCACATATTACGAGATCCAGCAAAAGCGAGCCCGCAAACTTGAGCAGTTCATGACAAGAGTTGCGCAAATGTTCGATCCTGCTTTCTATGTTGAGATCGACTTCTCAGGCGTTGACGCTTTGCAGTCTGTACGCACTGAAAAACTAGATCGAATCATCATGCACATTGATAACGGCATGTCACCAAGTGAGGCTTACGCATACGAAGGCTTGACTGATTCCCCATTTGGAGAGACAGAAACAGAAGAGCAAGCCAGCCAGTCAGAAGAAGCGATCGAGCAGGCATTAACGCAACTTGTAGAACGTGCCAAAGAAGACGAAAAAAAAAAGATTGACTCTCTAGAAATGCGGGGCAGTGTTGGAGACAAAGATCCTACAAACTTCCCAAAGGATGGCGACGATCAACAGGTGGCATTGCGCAATTCGGAGTTTGAAAGATTCCCACATGAAGAAGCGCAGAAACTGAAAGAGGAATGGCCGCAGATATGGAAGAAAGGCGGCAATATCCTCGGTAATAAACAATACAACAGACTCAAGCCAATTGCGGAGCGTGATAGCAGCGTTGCAGAGACTAGGACAGAAGAAACAGCGATCCGATTGCGTGAGGCTTGGGCGGCTCGTCACTTTAAAGATTTTCGACTTGCTGGCGTTGTTGCCCAAATCAAATGGTTAGTTGTTGGATCTCGTGGACTGTCGCACATGCGCAAAGTAATCAGCGAAGAAAAGAAGCGACTAACAGAAAAGAGATCACTAACTGAGAAGATGACAAAAGCACAAAAGGATCTCTACTGGCGGCAATGGATGCAAAAGCAAGTAATTCCAGCAGAACGCACAATGAAGAGAGCCGTTGAAATCTATCTTGATGACGCTGCAGATCGATATGCAAGACGAGCGCAGAAATTAGCCGAAGAAATTATAAACCAGCAACAAAGAAAGGCGATCGACTTTGCTACTATTCTTGGGCGTGCTTTTGAAATCTCACAGATTCAACAGGTTATAGGGCGGGCGTATCGATCGATTTTTATTCTTACGGGGAACGATACAGTATTAGATCTATATAGCCTAACAGGCAAAACAAAGCCGCTTGATCTTTTATTTGGTGAGCGTCCGATTATGGAACGACAGATCTTAAAATTTGCAAAGCAAATCAACGCAACGAATGAAAAGCAAATAAAGCGATTAGTAAGGCGAGGCATTGAGCAAGGATTGCCAAACAAAGAAATTGCGGAGTCTATACGGCAAGCAACGACATTCAGCCAAGCAAGGGCGCAACGCATAGCACAGACAGAAACGACAAAGGCAATTAATAGCGCTACAAATGAAGCCTACAACCAATTCGAAAAAGAAGAGGGCGTCAAGGTTATGAAAGAGTGGATTGATTCAAGGGATGCAGACGTCAGAGAAACACACGCCGAACTTGGCAGCCAACCGCCGATCCCTGTTGATCAAGATTTTAAAGTAGACGGCTATTCAGGACCAGCGCCCGCCTCTTTTGGTGTGGCTGCAATGGACATCAATTGCCGCTGTACAATTGCGCCTGTTATAGTTGAGGAATAAAAATGAAACTACAAGGAGAGAACATGCTAACAGCATACATATTGATCGGATTGGGTGGGCTTGCCGTTGGCAGTCTTACCACAATAGCAATCACAAAAGACAAGACAGAAAGCCAGCCAGTTAGCCCGATCATTATTGAACCTGTCGATCCTGTGTCTGATGTTGCCAAGCAACTCACAAACCTTGATTTGCTCGTCGAACCTTGTAGCGCTGAATACATCAAAGAAAACGGGGATTTACTTTGTAGGGAAATGTATTGCCGAGTTATGCAGCGTGGAGTCGAAGCGAAAACAAGCGGCGCAGAGTGTGAGGAAATTGCGAATGTAGCGAACTCACAGATTATTATCAATCATTGCGAATCATTCATAGATGGATCAAAAGAGTGCTATGAGAAATACAGAGAGCGCAAATAATTATTCGACACTATATCCTGTATGTTATACCATAACTGAGAGGAGCACAGATGCGTTTTAAGAACTTCCAAGCAAAGCAGACAACACAAGACAAGCCGATCAAGTTTGTAGCGTCCACAGCCAATCCTGATAGATATGGCGACGTTGTTGATCAAAAGGGCTGGGATCTGCGTGCATACAATCGCAATCCTGTTGTGCTATTCAATCACAATCCTAGTCAGATGCCAATCGGCAAAGGCAAAGCCTATGTCGAAAACGAACAACTCATGCTCGAGGTGGAATTTGACCAAAAAGACGACATGGCGAAAACGATTGAGCAGAAAGTGCGTGATGGCTATATCAATGCTGTTTCAGTCGGATTCCAGCCCAGTAAAACTATCGCTCGCAGTAGTTTGCCTGCTGATCATCCTTATCATGGAAAGTCAGGATCATACTTTCAATCATCCGAACTTTTAGAAGTATCTATAGTAACAATACCCGCAAACAATGAGGCTACTTTGTCTAAGCAATTTTCTAGAGAGATCGGGCTTGCAGATGTTGCACGCTCCTTGATCATTAACAAGCACATTATATCTGTCCAAGAGCTCGACAACGGCAATTATCTTGTTGAGTTTGCAGGTCATTCACCTGAAGAAATGGAACAAGAAGAGGAAGCCTATAAAGATGAAGAATCTGAAGAGATGGGCATGAAAGAAAACGAAGAGAAAGGCGGGCACGACGAAGAAGAAGAAAAGGGCGAGCACGACGAAGAAGATAAAGAAATGGAAGAAGAAGAAAGCGAAGAAGAAAAATTCATGTCTCTTGATGACTTCCTTAAAGAACTAAAACAATTTAACAATTAGACATTGGAGTACATTATGTCGAACATTGATGCAGTTAAGCAAATCATGGGAGAGTTGAGAAACCTCCGAAATAATCAAGATGAAAAAGTTGCAGGTATCGAGCAACAAGTAAAATCTTTGAAAGAAGCACAACGCTTGATGGAAGAATCTGTCTATCGTGCTGATTCTGTAGAAGTTACTGGCACTGATTCAGAACTAAAGAAGTTTGTAAACAAAGACGGATCGATCCGTTGGACTACTGGCAAAACTCAAGTAAAGACAGCCGCAGGAACTCAAACAGTTAACGAGGCTGGCTTGTTGGATACTGAAGAAAACTTGTCAAACTGGCATGTTGAAATGAAGCGCCTTGCTAATGATCGCATGATGGTCAAGAGCATGCTTGTCGGCGATCAAAGCACTCCAAAACTGGATCTTGCTATTGCCCGTCATTTAGCTGTTGCTCCTCGCTCAATCGCTGCTCAAGTTTCAAAAGCAAACTACGACGGCGCTGGCGTTGGTGCTGAATTGATCCCTGATCAGTTCTTGGCTGAATTGCATATGGAATACCAAGTGCCAACAGTTGTACGCTCTTTATTCTCTGAAGTGCAAATGACTTCTAACACTATGCTAGCCCCAAGAATCAACAGAGGCGGTCGCCCATACATCAAAGGAACAGTAACAAGCGATAACCCTGCTTTGTATCCTGTTTCTACTGTACAAATGGGACAGGCTCAAATCACTGCAAAAGGCTTATCAACTCGTTATATCCTTGACGAAGAATTGATCGAAGATTCAGCAGTTTTGTTGTTGCCTGCTATGCAACGAATGATCGCAAAAGATATGCGCGATGCTGTTGAAGACGCTTTGATCAATGGTGATTCAGCAAGCACTCACCAAGACGCAATTGCATCCTGGAACATTCGTGAGCGCTGGGGCGCTAGCGGCTTAGGTGGCTCAAACGACCATAGACGCCTGTGGACTGGTTTGCGTGCTGCTGCTTATGATAAGAGCACTACACTTGACATCAACTCTTTTGACGCTGCCAAATTGCTCGAGTTGATCAGCAAGTTAGGCGAATACGCAGCCGCTGACAAAGTTTTGATCGTGTCTCCTGAAGCACTTTACGAGAACTTGATGGGACTTGAGCAAGTGATCACCCTTGACAAGTTCGGACCACAAGCAACAATCTTGAGCGGTCAAATAGGATCGATCTTCGGAATGCCGATCGTCGTTTCTCGTTTCTTGTCTGATGATTTGGCTACAACTGGATTGTACACTGGATCAGGCGCTACAACTGGAATGCTTTGCGTATCTCGTGACTCTTGGAACATCTTTGCTCGTCGTGGTATCTCGATCCAACAAGAGCAGGACATCAAGAGCGGCGCTTATAACATGGTTGCAACTGAGCGCTTGACATTCGATAGCCTTGACGCCTCAGACGTGAAAAACGTTGCATTCGGCTTCAATCTTTAATCTATGAATCAATAGGGGGGCAATGCTCCCCGCCCCTTTATTGGAGAATAAAATGTCTTATTACTATCCTGAATATGTACGACTTGAAACAACCGCTGGAACTGCTGACAATGTTGTGATCTGCTTCCATGAACGTATGGAAGTTGTTGGCGCTAAGATTGTTGATTTTGCTGGTATCGCTGCTGACGTTTCAAATTATGCAACTTTTCAAGTGCTCGCAAATGACCAAAGCAATATCTTGTTCGAGTGGAAAACAGAAACATCATCTGACGGCGCTTTGACTGCTAACACTTCGGCTAATATGGTAGCGCAAGGTCATGAAGATAAGCGCATCTTTGACGCTGGCGATGCTTTGATCGTTAAAGTTGTAAAAGCGGCAAGCGGAAAAGCAACAAACGCCTGTGTTTGCTTACACTTGCGTCAAGCACGCTCTTACTAACTAACTGACTTTGGATAAAAATGTATGCCTCTTGTTACAACCGATATATTAAAGGAGTACTTGCCTGAAGTTACAGGCACAGGAAGCGATACAGAACTATCCGATTTACTTGATAGAGTCGAGTCAACGATCGCCCGTTGGCTCGGCTTTCCTTCGCCTGATAGTAGCAACACACCAACACTAGCCGTAACGACTTACACGCTCTATATTGATTCATATTGGATCGACAATATAAATGTCCTACAGTTGCCACTCAGACCCATTGTAACAATAACAAGCGTACACGCTGATCCTGAACGCAAATATACAGCAGATACAGAAGTAAACAGCGACGAATTTGAGATCGATAAG